GCCTTGTCGGCGGCGTCTTCGGCCTTGTCGGCGGCTTTGGCCAGGCGGGCGTGGGCGGTCTGGGCCTTGACCAGGTCGGCCTCGGTCAGGATGTCGGCGTTTCCCAGGTCGTACTCGGTCTGCGCGCAGTCGTCGCTGACGGGCACGATCTGGCCGGCCTCGTACTGGGTGACCAGGTAGCCGTTGTCGGACCAGGCGAACGGCTTGAGTACTTCGATGATCTTCATCTGGCGTGTCCTTGGGTGCAGCGGTGGCGGGGCAGCGTGTGGTGCTGCCCCGCTGTGGCGTCAGGCGCTGGTGGCTTGGCGGATCAGGACACCGAGAACTTGACGGCTTTCAGCGCTTCGCTGTTGATGACCGCACCGCCCACACGCTTCACGGTGTAGAAGCCGATGTAGGGCTTGTTGGTGAACGGGTCGCGGATGACGCGGGTGCCGACGCGGTCGACGATCTGGTAGCCGCGCTTGAAGTTTCCGAACACGATGGACAGGCTGTTGGCCGCCACGGCGGGCATGTCTTCGGCCTCGGTCACCGGGAAGCCCAGCACGGTGGACGGCACGTCGGGCGACGACACCGGCGTGAAGACGTAGCGGCCCTGGCTGTCCTTGAACGCGGCGACCTTGAACAAGGTGTCCTTGTTCATCACGAAGTTGCTGCCGGCGCGGTAGCGCGCCTTCATTTTCGAGATGAGGGTGAACAGGATGTCGGCCGGGTTCACGGTGGTGGACACTGTGGCGAAAGCGCCTGCGACACCGGTGGGCACGTATTGCAGCTGGCCGAAGGCGCGGCTGCTGTCGTCGGTCGCCACGTAGGTCGGCGTCAAGAAACCCTGCGGCTGGTTGCTGCCGCTGCCGGCGCCGCTGACAAACAGTGCGCCCTCTTGGCGGCCGAACTCTTCGGCAATTTCATCGGCCAGCCAGCTTTCGGCATTGAAGAACACATCGTCGAGCATCTGCTGCGTGGCCTGCGGGTTCGCATAGATGTCGTACTGGTTGATGGTGATGTCCTTCAACGTCGGCGTGGCGGTGGCCGCGCGGGCGCCGGTTTCAGACACTGCCGCCGATGCGCTGCCGCGCAGATTGACCAGCTTGTGGTAGTCGTTCGTGCTGGTCTGCACCACGCTGGCAATGCTGCGGATGGGGCTGATGTTGAGCACCAGGCTTTCGATCATGTTGTCGATGACCTTGGGCACGGCATAGCCGCCGTCGGCGCCGCTGTTGGTGGACACGGCCAGGGCCTTCTGCTCAAGCGCGAAGTCGAACTTGTCGCCCTTGGTCATGTACTTCAAGAAGGCTTCCTTGTGCTCTTCGGTCGCGGCTTCCTTGTCGGTGCGGCCGCCGGCCAGGCCACCGGGGCGGCGGCTCTTGGCTTCGATGTCTTCGAGCATGCGTTTGACTTCGATCTGGCTGGCTTGCACCGCCTCGAAGCTCTTGGTCATGGCGGCATGGTCGAACCCACCGGCGTCATGGCTGCCCTTCTCGATCTTGGCCAGCCGTTCGTCGTTGGCTTTCTTGAAAGCCTCGAACGCGGCGTTGCCGGCTTCGATGGCCTTGGTGATGGCCGTCAGTTCCAGCGCGGCGCCGGCGTTGGCCAGCAGCATGCCGCCGGCGGTGTGGTGCCAGTGGGCGGTGATGGCGGCCAAGGTCCAGGCCGAGTCAACGGCATAGGCGAAGGCGCCTGCGGCAGCGAGTGCCAGGCCGAGGAACAGGCCGACGTTTCGGCCCAGGGTGTGACGCTTGGTCATGGTTCAGATCTCCAATGAAAGAAGCCCGCACAGTGGCGGGCTGGATGGCGGTGGAAAGGGAACGGGTGGTGGCGGGTGGTCGATGCAGCAGGCGTCAGGCGGTGAGCAAGGCCGCGCGGCGCTGCAGCAGCTGGGTGATGGCCTTCAGTTCGGGGCTGGCATCGTCTTGCTGCGCAGTTCCGGCCTCACGCCGGACCACCGCAGCGATGCGCCCGACCAGGGCCTTCGCTTCTGAGCGGGAGATGCCGCCTGCCTCACGCAGGTACAGCTCGGCGCCGCTCAGGTCGCCGATTTCTTCAATGCCTTTGACGGCGCCGATGCGGGCCGCGCCGTTCATCGGAAACGTGACGACGCTGATCTCCCACAGCTCGAACTGGGTGATGGTGCGCACGCCGGCTTTCTGGTCGTAGCTGTCGGCGCGGGTGAAGCCGCCGATGCTCAGCCCGTCGATCGCGCCGGCTTTCATCAGCTCATGCGCTTCGGCGCCGCGCTGGGTTTGGGTGACGATCTTGCCGTGGCATTCCAGGCCGGCCGGCGTGTCTTTGAGCTGTGGGTAGGTGCCGATGGGCTCGCCACTGCGGTGCTGCCACAGCATCTTGATGCTGCGCGTCTTGTTGCCCACGTCGAGCAGGCTCTGCGCAAACGCGCCAGGCGCCACGATGTCGCTGCCTTCGTCGATGTTGCCGTAGACGCTGCCCAGGCCGATGAATGCGCCGCTGGGCAGGATTTCTTTGATCTCGAACGGGGTGTCGATGTAGACGGCGTCGTTCATGCGGTGGCCTCAGTTTTCGGGGTCTTGGGGCGCTTGGGCGGCGGGTCTTGCGGGTCGTCGGTGGCAACCGGTTTGCCACTGTCCGCGTCGTCGGGTGGCTCGCGCCCATCGGTCATGTTGAGCGGCATCAGCGGCACGTCCAGGCCGTCGATGGCTTTGCGGTTTTCCATTGCGCGGGCCTCGTTGCGCAACAGCCAGCCATCGGTGATGCCGTCGTGATAGAACTTTGAGCGGGTGGCGGCGTCGCCATACAGCAGGTCGGTCAGGTCATGCGCCAGGGTGACTTTGCGGCGGTCGTCACGGCTCAGCAGGTCGCGCCGGCAGGCCTCGGTGATGCGGCGCAGCCAAGGGCGCAGGCTGTGCTTCAGAAACTGCAGGTCCAGGCTGCCGATGTTGCTGAAGGTGGCCTTGTCCAGGTCGTTGATCATGTGCGCCGGCACTCTGAACATGCCGGCAATCTCGGCCCGCTGGTATTTGCGCGTTTCCAGGAACTGCGCGTCGTCGCTGGTCATGCTGACCTTGGTGAACTTGGCGCCCTCTTCCACGATGGCGGTCTTGTGCGCGTTCTCACCGCTGCTGGCGGTGTCGAAGCTGCTTTTCAGCCGGGTGTAGGCGATGTCGCTCATCAGGTTGGGCACTTCCAGCACGCCACCCATCTTGGCGCCGTTCTTGAACAGCTGGCCGCCAAACTTCTCAGTGGCCAGGGCCAGGCCAATGCTCTCGCGGGCATAGGCGATGGGGCTGATGCCCAGCCAGCCGTTGATGCTCATGCCCTTGATGTGCAGGATCTCGCTGCGGTCGACCTGGCGGGTGCCGCCCGCCTCCATGCCGACGCGGTATTCGACCTGGTTCTGGCCGTTCATCGTCACCATCACCATGTCGGGGTGCAGCGGGATCAGTTCCACCACCCGGCCGCTGCCGGTGCGCAGGATGTAGGCGTAGGCATTGCCACGCAGGCACAGGTGCAGCACCAACGTTTCCCAGAACTCCACGCTGGTCTGGTACTCATTGGGCTGGTGCTGCAACACCTCCCACAGTGGGTGGCCGATGTTGGGGGTCTTGACGGCGCCATCGCCATGGTCATAGACGCCCAGCGGCAGCATGCCCACCGACTCAGCCAGCACCTTGCAGCACGCGTACACGGCCGCGGCCTGCATGGCGTTTTGCGGGTTGACGATGATGCCGCTGCTGCTGACGCCACCGCCAAAGGCCCAGCCCAGGTAACGCTCAAGCACGCCCCAATCGGGATTGCCGGCGGCCTTGCGCTGAAAGGGGGCGACGATGCGTTGCAGGAAGTTCATGTGGCCTGTTGTGCTCAGCGGTCAGACGGTGCGCACACCGCGTGTTTCGTAGACGCTGACGGTCGGGGTCTTGCCCGCCATGGCGCGACCGACAGCGATGATGGTGGCCACTGCGGCGTCAATCTTCTTTTCCTCGCTGGCTTTGCGCGGGAAGATGTTGTCGTTGCGGTCGGGTTGCACCTCGACGTTGCTGAACATCCAGATGGTGGCCAGGTTGCCGTCGTGGTGCCAGCGGCCGTCTTCTATCAAGGCCTGGATTTCCTTCATTGGCTCGGACAGGTGCCGCACTTGCATTGGCACGTCCACCACGGTGAAGCCTTCGCCCTGCAACTGTGGCGCGATCTCGCGCGAGCCCCAGGCGTCCATGCCGACTTCGACCACGGTGTGGTTCTCGCCGTCTTCGATGATCTCGTCGGCGATGTAACCCAGGTCGATCATGTTTCCGGGGGTTTCAACCAGCATGCCTTGGTTGACCCAGCCTTGGTAGTGGCCGTTCTCAGGCTTTTGCACACAGGCGGCAGGCAGGAAGTTGCTGCTGAAAGCGTAGTAGTGCAGCCGGGCGTCGTCTTCAAGCCGGCGGAAAACCTTGACCTTCGACGCAATGTCGATCTTGCTCGCCAGGTCGGTGCCGATGAAACAGGGCACGCCTTTGAACTGGTCGGCATCGAGCTGCGGATTTCCGCAGGCCTGCAGCTTGGCAATGTCGATCCACGGGCTTGCCGCGGCCACCCAGATATTCAGGTGCTTGGTCTTGAAGACGTTTTGCTTGCGCGGGTCGCTCAGCGCTTCGCGCAGCTTGCCTTCCAGAAATTCGGCGTTGATCGACACGCCAAAGTTGGGGTTGGCCTTGATCAGGGCGCCCAGCTCGGTCCAATCGTCCTCGGCGTCGACGGTGTAGATGATCCCGAAGCGCTGCTCGTTGTTGACCACGCCTTCGAGCACTTTCTGCAGCTCGACCTGGTGCACGTAGCACGGGCCGCCGATGTTGTTGCCGGCGGTGGTGATGACCAACAACAGCGGCTGCGATCTGGCGCCCATGCCGGTGGCCATGGTGTCGTACAACTCGGCGGTGTTGTGCTCGTGGTACTCGTCGACGATGGCGCAGCTGGGCGATGCGCCGTCGCCCGGCTTGCCGATGACGGGCTCAAACTTGCTGTTGGTCTCGCTGATGGCCAGGTTGGAGCTGTTGGGCATCACGCCGTAGCGGGCGCGGAACTCGCTGTAAACGCGCACCATCTGAAGCGCCGGCTTGAATACTTCCATGGCCTGCTTAAGGCTGGTGGCGCCGCTGTAGACCTCGGCCCCATGCTCGCCATCGAGCGCCAGCATGTAGAGCCCGATCACTGCCGCGATCGCGCTTTTGCCGTTCTTGCGGGGCACAAACACATCGGCCACCATGAAACGCCGCTTACCGCTGGCTACCTTGATCCAGCCGAAGATGCTGGCCAAGATGAACACCTGCCACGGCTCCAGCCGGATGCGCTCGCCCCGGCCAGCCCAGTCGCCTTTGACGTGGTGCATCAGCTCGGCGAACTTGCACACGCGATCGGCGGGGCGATAGGTCTTGCCTTTCAGGTCGACCAGTTCGGGGTTGAACCCATAGGCCCATCCGGCCGCGGCGCGCGCTAGATCGTTCAGGTGGCGCTGCGCAGCCAGGCGCACCCACTTGCATGCGCTGATTCGGCCGGCCACCACATCTTCGGCGTAGGTGGTAGCGATGGCGGCGTAGTCCTTGGCCATGTCAGAGATCCTCGAACCCGTCGTCGGCGGGCTCCTCGTCATCGACATCGGCGCCAAAGGGCAGCTCGGGCTGGCGGTTGGTGCTGAGCGTGACGGCGCTGCGGGCGTCGGGCTTCATTCCGAAGCTGTGCAGAAACTTGTGCACCTGCTCCATGGCTTTATTGGCGATCACCCAGTGCGGCGAGTAGGTGATGTGGCCGCCGGGCGTAGGCATCGTTAGGCCGTCGCCGCCGGTGTAGACCTCGCCTCGCGCGTCCGCCTCGCGCATGCGCCGGTCAGCGTCGCGCTGCGCACGGCTCAGCATCTTCTCTGCCCACACCCAGCGCGCCCAGGTCTGGCAGTACAACGCCAGTGCAGCGCGGTCAATCTTGCTGACCAGGCCGTAGCGCTGCAGCAGCGGCGTGATGCGCTTCCACTCTTTCTTGGCCTCGGTCCACAGGTGCGGCGGGCAATCCGGGATCTCGACCTGCGGCTGGAAGTCGTCCAGCAGCTCGTGCAATGGCTTCTTCGACGCGTTGCCGCGCAACCGATGCACGTTCGATGGCAATGCAGACGGTCCAGGCTTGGCCATCAAACTGCCCCCCGAGACTCATCAGGGGTACCCCCCCCTCCCACAAC